GTTCATAACATCATAAAATCTCTGTGACCAGTCAACCTTTTTACATTTTTTTGGTTTATCACCATGAAACCTTCCTACAAAGAATTTTAACAGTGGTTTTCTTAGAAATCTAATTCCAAATTCAATATTATTGTTTTTTGGATTATAATGTGTTTTATCATGTAAAACTAAAATTTCATCCCCATCTAAGTAATCATCTGCCTTACCATTTCTAAAATGTACTATTGTTCTGTGTAATTGTGGTCTTTCTTTTTCCAAGTTTGTATTTGTTATAACATAAATCTTTTCACCTTTAATAAAGCAATCAATAATATTACTAGAAAATTCTAAGAGATTACGATTATTACCGTATCTGGTGTTATATGTTTCAATATTATCATAAACATGAAATGATGTTGCCATATAAATTAGTAAAAATACTTATTAATAAACGATTCCCCTGTTCTTTATGGAAGAAGAACAAATTTGCTCATGCTTGACTAAGATGTATGGTTATACAGATGGGGCTCATATAATTTTTGTTTGTTATAATTGTGGTAGATATTCTGGTGAAACAGGTGGAGATAGTGAATTTTTAGAATTAATAATGAAGGATCCCATGATAATTTTAAGTCTTATTAAGGAACAATTATTAATTCCAATTAAATAATTATATACTTGAAATATACCATTATTATATGGCACAAGCAATAAAAAGAGGAATAGCACGCGTAACTGGTAATTTTGGTGTTTCTTTCTTCTCTCCATTAGTTGGTGGAAATGTTGCAGAGTCAATCTATGATGTTGGATTATCTTTTGAGATGTCATTATTAATTGCATTTATTTCAGCTATATTTGTGACTGGTCTATCTATTTCAAAGGAAACAGCAGAGTGGGGTAAGGTTAATGGAAAAAGTAAAAGATAAAAAGAAAAGATGTGAGTGGCTCAAAGAACTACATGAACATTTTTGTTTGACGTGCCTATTGTTTAAGTAAAGTTTATATTACACCTATTTCGAAAATCTTTATGGTAGATCCAGTATTAATAACTGTTGTAGCAGCAGTAATTGGTGCAGGTTTAAACTGTCTACGAGGATACCTACATAGAACAGAGGAATCTTTCTCTGCAAGGAAATTCGCAGGTGCTTTAATCATCTCCACATTCGCAGCAATAGCAATAGGTCAAACTATTGTTACTGAGGGAATTGGAGAGGTTGGTCTAATCCTAATAGGATTAACAACTGGTTTTGCAGCCGATTTCGCAGTTACAAAAGCAAAGAAAGACTAGGAATAGGTATTATTTTACCCACCTTTCCTCTTTTTTTTCTAATAAACTTTATAAACTAATAGCGTGCCCATATATGTAATGGATCCACTGTTTTTTAAGAATACAGTAACTAAGAGTTTAGAGGCAATAAACTCTGATGAGAGATATTTTGAGGGTATATTGACAGTACAAATGAAAGATAAGCAGAATGAAATTACAATAACTGATGAATTAATGAAGGTTTTACCTATTTGGATGGATAGAGGAGCCCCAATAACAGATACCCATAGTAATAGGGTTGTAGGCAAAGGCATTAATTTTGCAAGATTAGAGATTGAGAATGATGGTCAGTCAATACCAGCCATTAAAATTACAGGTAAAATACATAAAAATTACGATTTAGACAATGATATTTGGGAAAAAATAAAATCTGGAGAGTATAAAGGACTATCATTTGGTGGAGCAACAAAGGCAGAAAGAGAGCCAATTACAATGAAAGACGGTTCAGTTGCATATGCTTTGAAAGATTTAGAGCATTATGAGGTAGCAGTTTGTGAAGATCCAGCAGTTCCACTTGCTTTAATAACAGATTATAATGCATTGGCAAAATCAATGACAAATGGTGTAGAATTAGGTAATGGTAAAATGTTAATTAAATGTGAGAAATTTGGATGTTTAGTAGAGAAAGATGCAAATCTTTCTGAAGAAGACACATTTTCAGGCAAGGTTGGTAAATTAGTAGCCGATGGAAAAACACAAGAACAGGCAGAAAAAATAGTAGGTTCATTCGTTAAGGATGACTCTGGATCAGGTGATAGTGGTAAGGAAGGAGTTTCAGACCCTGAAACCGATGGTAATTCTCATAGTCAATATAATCAAGATGTAAACCCAAATACAAGTTCAGGTAGAAAAATAAAGGAAGAATGGCAAGGAACAGGTCATCCACAACCAAAAGAAATACAAGAAGATAAGAATAAAGACGGTTTAGATAATTCACGAGGTATGGGAGTTAGAGGCATGGGAGCCTATAATACAGCCCAACAAGGCAGTGATCCTATAGCTTCTATAACAGAAAAAGAGGAAAAGGGAAAATATATAAACCCCGAAAAAGTTAAATATAATAACAACATGGCAGACGAAAAAGACGCAAAAATTGTCGAAGAAGAAAAAGCTGATATTGAAGAAGAAGAAAAAGCTTGCCCACCAAAAGATGAGAAAGAAGAATCTGCTTCAGAGAAATCAGTTGACGCAATCAAGACTAGCATCGATTCTCTAGTTGAGCAAATCAAATCATTAGCAACAGGTCAAACTGGTGTTAGCGATTCTATCAAATCAATTGATAGCAGATTAAAAGCTCTAGAAACCCCATCAGATTTGCCTTTGAAACCATCAGGTTCAGAGGGTGGAGATGATGTTGGTGCAGATGTAAAAGTACCTGAAAAGCCTTATCCACAAGGAGATCAATCTGGATTGGATTCGGACAGATCTGGAGATGACAAACCATCATCAGACCAAGGTAAACTTAGATCATCAGAGAAAGCAGAACTAGTTCAGAAATCTTCACATACTTTTACTACAGAAACACCAAGACCAGGTGCAGCACTTGAGACTGTTGAGAAATCAACAAAGGACTACAGTCCAATTCTTAAAGATGCAAGAGCACAAGGTTTTGAAGGACTTAGTAAAGTAGCACAAGACATTTTGGCAGGAAAATACTACAAACCTTCTGAAGACGAGGTAAGAGGATTCTAAAATGGTTCAAATAAAGACTATTGACGAACTCGAAGCACTCTACTATGGTTACAACAGAAACCTCCTAAGAAAAGCAGATGCACCAGTTACCACAAGTACAACTGGAACATTTAACGCAATCTTTGGAGCATACGCATGGGCTCAATTAAACCTTGAAGCAAATGCATTTGGTATATTACCAAAGTATCCATGGGATAAATCTGGATGGAGGGTCATTACTGCAAAACCAACTCTAAATACTAACCAAGGCAACACTGCTTTAGGTGGTACAAGTGAGGGTGGTAACATTGCTGAAACAGTAAAACCAACACTACAAGAAATAGATGTACGACCAAAGACAGCTCAGTTGCCTTTCAGTGCATCAGAAGTAATGGAATGGTTGGCTACACACAGCAAAGATGACATTTGGGGAGGACTTGGTTCACTCCGATTGTATATGGCAGTACAACACAAAGAATTTCTTAACAGAATGTTATTGGCAGACGTTGAAGGAACAGTTACAGGTTCTGGAACATGGACAGGTACTAAAGACTTTGAATCACTAGATAGAATTATATCAAGTGATGCAGAGGAAGATGCTCTTGGAGCAAGTACAACTGGCTATTATGATCCATGGGCTGCAAACGCAACTATCGATAGAGATAGTGGCACTGACTTTGATTCAACAGTCGAATCTGCTTCAGGTACTATTGGTACCAACGGTGTCTTAACTGACGATACCCTAAGAACTTTCTTACGAAAGATTCGTATCGCAGCAGGTAAAGACCCAAACGTATTCCTCGGTTCCCACGAAGTTTACTCCGAAATACAAGGCTTATATATGCCTTCAGTCCGTATTCCAAACCCATACGGTGAAAGCTTAGTACAAGTTGATGTAAACGGAATTCAAACATTCAAAGGTACTGGAGTTGGTATACACGTTGATTCTATCTATGGAATCCCATTCATCCCATCAAAGGATGCACCAAGCGATTCTGGAGACTCTTCAGAAATCGGAAGATTATTCGCATTGGACACATCTGATGCTGAAGGATATGGATACCCAAGAATTGGAATTCAAATATCAATCCCAACAGAATACTATGAAGCAACACGAAGATCACCAGGATACCCATTTGTTAACAACGCTTTCGTTGAGAAAGGTGTTTTCAGAACAATGGGAGAGACTGTATGTCGTCACTTCAAATCACAAGGCAAGATCAGAGATATCAAACTCTAGAAAAAAATACCCTTTCTTTTTTTTTAAACTTTATATATAGGTTGGCTTTACATTAGGTAATGGCATTAACATTCAGTACATCTGATTGGACAAACGCAAATGTGAGAAAAACTCTCTCATGGCAAGCAGCCCTAACCTCAAAACTTAGAATCTATAAGATCAAAGTTACTTGTGGTGGTTCTGAAGCATATGCCACCAACGGAGTGTCAGCCGACTTGAAAGAGCAACGGATTTCTACACTAGTTGCAGTGATTCCAGAATTCACGGATTCACTATACAAAGTAGAATATGACAAAACAAATGAAAAGATTAAACTCTATTCCGTAGGTGGTTCAGCAGGAGCTGTATACGCTGAAGTTGCAAATACAACAAGTATTGCAGACAAAATATTCGAGTTTCTAGTCATAGGCTACTAGAGTCCAAAAAGCCCTTTTTTTTTCTCTCAAAAACTTTATATATGGAGCCATACTCCATATGTGTATGGTAGAACTAAATCACAATGTAGTGTCTTTTAATTCTGATACACTAATAAAAGGAGCACATGGGGTTATTGTAAACGTTTATGTCTCAAAAGTTGGTAGTTCTGGAGCCAAATGTATCTTCAAGAACGGAACATCAGGTTCAGGTACGA